TCTTTCGTATAGCCCTGTCGTATCTCGTCCTCAGAGTTCAGGTTGCCACCCCTCGACCGCTTAACTGTATAACCCTTTACTATCTCTTTGAATCGTGCTACGTGCTGGGCAGTTGAGAAGCCCGGCCCCGGCGCATACTCCCGCCAGAATACTAAATCGCCCTGCCTCATATACGGCGGGGCACCGACAGGTAGAGGTAGTTTAACCTTTGCGCCGAACAATCCAGCCGGGTTAGCAGCCCCGAAGTCATGGCCGGAGTAGATATCCCAATTCAGTGGAATCGAGAAACGCTTAATCTTGCATAGCGTCTCGTTAAACTTTGAGTGAACCAGCCAGGAAGTCTCAATATCGTCATCTTCGGCCAGTATTTCCTGCCTCATTGTCTGGCTGGACATATCTTTTGCGAGTTCGCCGAGGGCTACCTGACTGATGAAGGGATTCTGCCAACTGGTAAAATGGAACGTATCCCACGAACCGCCGGCCGCTTTCTTGGCTATAGCCTCTTTGAATAACTTGGCGGCGTGGCGGGGGTCTCTCGCCTTACTCACCCCGGCAGAGCGGAGGGAGGGAGGGGTGTAGATAAACACGACATCGCCGTTATTGTCCAGGAGCATTGGCATCCCCACTACTTCCCAAGCGTCCTCATTGGTGAGCTGGTATTCATCAAAAATCAGGAGGTCAGCGTAATCGCCACGTAGGGTATCAGCATTCCAGGCCGTCTTCGCCCTGATACGATTCTTGGTGCCAATCTTCTCAATAAAACGCTCTGCATCGTTGAGTTTATAGACGCCGGTCTCGATAAGGGGTAGTAAGGCTTTCTTAATCTCAAACCAAAAAGCATCTGTCTGCTCTGAAGTCGGAGCAGCATAGAGAACACGCTTACCAGCTAAGAACGCCCTGACAGCAAGAATAGCTATACCTACTGTCTTGCCACCCCGCCGCCCCGCCCTGATGACCTTGTGCTTCGCCTGGGAGTCTATGAAACGCCGTTGCTCAGGGTGCGCCCAGCGTATGTCTACCCTGACCTGTTTGGCAACACGTTCCGGTGGCGGAGCAAGCACCATTTACGTTACCTCTTTAACTTCTTGGATTGCGGGTGGTAGAGACTCGACAATCAGAACCTCGATAGTATTAAAGTTTACCTGGACACCATCACCGGGCACTTTGCCCTCAGTCCGGTCGAGAAGCTGTGTTAGGGCGGTCGCATAACCACGTGAGTTGGGAAGGGTGGCGGTTCTAAGGATAATTTCAGCCACTTCCTTGCCGTTTTTGGCATCACAGAGAAGGTCTTTTAGGTGGCGTGAGACGGGGTAGGGGTTGCCACCGGGATGGCCTGAATTACCTGGTTGAAATGGTTTTAGGTTCTTTTTTGAGTTAGGATGTTTGCCCCTGCCATCCACTTTCACTGACGGACGAGAAATCGCAGTCGTCATAATGATTTATATTTACTCTTTTTTTGTGGGGATGTCAAGCCCTGTTTGTATTTTTAACCCCTTAACAACCCTTGGGAGATAAATAGTACTGGCTACTGGTGATTAACACGAGGGGCAACGAGGTGGGTTTTAAGGGTAGTTGGTAGGGGTTAAGGGTGGAGGGTAGGGGGACATATCACATAAGCTCAGTAGTAATATACAGTTATGGTAAGAGTTCCGTCAAGGTGTTTTTGCACAGAGTTTATGAGATTAAGACGCACAATCTGGAACAATTTACGCACTTTTCGTTAAAAGAGTGCGTAAATAACGCAGAATAGGGTATTGACAACCGCACTACACTAGACTACACTATATCCAGATGGCTGCTCTGGCAGCGAAGAAAGTAAAGGCGCAAACCCTGACCGTGATGGCAGGTAGCCTGTGAGGAGTTAGTAATGAGCGAAACAATCATCGTACGCAGAACAGGTCAGGCACCCCTACGAGTGAGGGGAGAGGTACTCGCCAGTAACGAGAGCTCGCTTAACAACGCGAACCCTGGTTATAGTGGGAGCACCGGGCATGCTCAGGATGTAAAAGTCTATCTGACAGCCAGTAAGAAGTATGTAGTAGCGATACACCATACCACGCAATGGCAAGGGGAGCATGATACCGATGAGGCCGCAGTCTACCCCTCTCTCAATGAGTGCGTAGCACATCTATCCGAGAGAGTGCCCGGATGGATGCTCCAAGAGTTAATGACGGACTTGGGCGAAGAGGCGGTCGCGGAAGAGGTAAATTAGGACCAGGTTAGCGTGTTTGACCTGGCATAAACTGAGCGGTCTGCCAGTCCCGCCGAAAGACTGGTAGTTGACAATAATGCGGAATGTACAGAGGACGGTATTTGAATGTCAAAACAAGCGTTAGTAGTAACCACTGCTCATCGAGGTGTATTTTTTGGCTACGCAGAACCGAGTGACCAGCCAACCATACGGCTCGAAAAGGCCAGAATGTGTCTCGTGTGGCCTGCCGAGAATAAGGGAGTTGTTGGACTAGCGACCGACGGCCCGCTCAAAGGTTCTCGTATTGGCCCAGCAGCGCCCGCAATTACGTTACGGGATGTCACCGCCGTTATGGAGATGACGCCCAAGGCAATTAAAAGTTGGGCGTCGGGGCCATGGGGAATCTAGTAATAGAGCTATCCGGC